AAGACAGGAGTTGCACTATTTGCAGTAAAGGATGTGGCTGTTACTGCTGACGAGAAAGTCTTAGCCCCACTAAATGTTTGCGTGCCTGATAAATGAGCAGTATCAGCATCTAAATAAGCAGATGCTACAGCAGTTCCTTGCCATACACCAGTACCTATAGTACCTACTGAAGTTATTCCTGTTTGAGCTGCGTCTACATTTAAAGTGTTTGTAGCCAATGTTAAACCTGTTCCTGCTACTAAAGCAGTCTTAGATAACGCAATTGCGGCTGAAGAATTTATATCTGCATTTACAATTGCTCCGTCAATAATTTGAGCAGAGCTTACTGTTTCGTCTTGTACAGGGCTGTTACCTATATAAGCCATTCATATCTCCTATGTACTTACTGCGTCAACTGTTGAAATCCAGGCGTCAATACCATTTGCTGTTCCGCATTGACCTAATAATCTATCACCACTCATTAGTACTACTTTAGAACCACCATCAATTAATTCAAGTGATCCACCAGTAGGAATAGGAGCGTCTTTAACTAAATAATAATCATCGTCTCCTCCTCCGTCGTTGTGCTCTACATACACATCAACCGTTACAGCTGCTGTAGTTATGTTTGCCACACGAATACCTACAACGGCATCATCACTGTCAGCCGTTCTTAGTACAGTTTCTGAGTTGGTTATTCTTATTCCTTTGCCTTCAAAATCTTGTGCCATTTTTTTCTCCTATAATGCTACTGCCATAGCGACAGCAAATCCTTTTGTTGCAGCTGAGTTCTCAGCCCATTTAACACCACCAGCAGCTGAGCTGTCAGCAGTTAAAAGATGGTCGTTTGTCCCTACAGCTTTAATACCCATAGTGCCACTGCCAGTACCAGTAACTATACCACCTTTAGCTATTGCAGAGATATCTGCCTCTATACCACCCACTTCATGCTTTAAAACGCCGTCATTAGCCGTAAATGCCGTTATTGTGGTTGGGTCTGTACTGTTATCGCCTATAACGATAACTCCGTCTCCTAGCACCGACATAGCCGTTACTGCACCTGTACCGCTACCTAATAATATTCCACCATCTGTTAGTGAGCTTGCACCTGTACCACCATCAGCTACAGCTAAGTCTGTGATGCCACTTATCGCACCACCTGTAATAGTCATATTTGCAGAAGCCCACGCTCCTGTCAATGTTGCTGTTGTTCCATTCCCAGATATGTATTCACCACCATCATTATCAAAAATATATAATTTATCTACAACAACAAGGTCTCCATCTGCTACCTTTAAAGCTTGCTGGCCATCTGTACCTGTAATTGTTAAACACTCCTCAGATGAGTCCCAAGTTAAATTATCTCCGCTTGTACCAGAATAAAAAGTTACATCAGCACCACTACCATCTGAACCAACTACAAATCCACTTGTAAATGTAGAAGAGTCATCTGTTGTCAACGCTCCAACTCTTAAATTAACATGGTCAGTTACCGTTACGTTCCCAGCGGTAGTCCCATCTTCTGAAGCAGCTTTAATTGTTGCAAACGTATCAGCAGACTCATCCCATATAAATGCCATGTTCTGTGTATTGCTACTTGAGCCATTTCCTCTTGTAATAACAAACCCTTGGTCATACGCACTGCCAGTATATCCGTTGCCTAATTTTATTAAACTGTCTTCAACATTTAGCGTTGCCGTATTTGCGGTTACAGTGTCGCCTGATACTGTTAAATTACCTGTAACTGTAAGATTGTCTGCGACGGTTACCTCTGATGTTCCATGCCCTATTGTAATAGCTATTCCACTTGTTTCAGTGGCTAATTTTAATTCTCCTGTAGCATTTGTTATATATGAGTTAGAGCCATCATGATATAATTGCATATCATCGCCAGTACCAAGTTTAATGTTGGCACTATCTGGCATATCAATATGTGTTGTTGGTGAAATAACTCCTGTGACAGCTAGTGTACTGCTCATTGATACAGCACCAGTAATTGTCATTGTAGAGCCATCACTAGAAATATATTCACCACCTCTATCATAAAAATATAGTTTATCTACAACTCTAACATCACCATCTAATATATCTAATGATGTTTGTCCGTTTGTTCCTGTAATATTTAAAACTTCTGCTGAAGCATCCCATGTAAGATTATCGCCAGAGGTTCCAGAGTAAAAAATTACATCTGTTCCACTACCGTCGCTTCCAACTGTTAACGTACCTGTTATACCAGCATTACCTGTAACCGTTGAGTTTCCAGTAACTGTTAGGTTATCAGCAACTGTAGTTTCTGACGTTGTATGCCCAATTGTAATAGGTGCACCACTTACAGTCCCTACCTTTACTCCATGTGAGGTGTTTCCAGCTGATATTGTAATACCTCCAGCATCAGATAATAACTCTATTGACGACGCCCCAGTACCTTGATCAGATTGTATATAAATTGTTTCGCTTGTTCCACCGTCAGCAATTAACTTAATTGATTTAGCTAAATTAGCTGTAGACTTTAATTCTACGCCACCAGCGTCAGAAAGAACCTCTACTGAAGAAGCTCCTTCAGTTACGCTAGTCCCTTGGTCATTAAAAATTTGTATGGTTGAAGTAGTTCCGCCGTCTGCTGTAATATTGACAGCATTAGCAAGATTAGCTGTAGAGCGTATACCAACACCACCAGCATCTGACAAGATAGTTACAGATTCAGCTCCTTCAGTAACTGAGGTTCCTTGGTCTGAGTGTATCTTTACTGTTTCTGATGTTCCAGCGTTTGCTCTAAGATATATTGAAGCTGCTTCATTAACCGTAGAGGTAACATTAATATTGCCAGTAGCATCAATAGCAAGATCTGTACCATCACCTTCAATCTTTTGATTGGAAGCATGACCAAATGTTAAACCTACATCAGCTGGAACATTAATGTCACTTGTTGCAGATAGTGTAATATCTGCTCCACTACCAAGTGTTAAATTTGTTCCATCTGACTGAAGGTATTCACCACCTTCATCATATAAGTACATCTTACCACGAGTATCTGAAAATCTTACAACTTCATACCCATCGTATTGTTGTATAACTAAATCTTTTGAATCGTTTTTTATTTGTAAAATAACATCACTAGAAGAATGATGAATCCGTAACATCTCATCACCATCATCTTCATAAGCTATTCCACTTCCAGCTGTACCCGCATCTAAAGTTATCCCGCCAGCAGATTCTAAATTAATTGAGTCTATAGCTGTTCCATCTGATACTATATCTAAATCACCATCAGCGTTAGAATAAATATATAATCCAGTATCTCTAAAATAAAATTTAGCATCAGAACTAATCTGCGCAGCGGCACTGCTTAAATAAAAAATACTATTTGTAGCTTCACCGTCAGATACAGCTCGTAAAGTTCCATCAATTCCACTATTTGAATTAGATACCTGTAAAAGGTCCTTATAGGTACTTGCTATTGTTTTTCCAGTTAATGTAGCCATGCTATCTTAAATCGAATGTCCTTACTGCCCTTAAGCCACCTATCTTATCACGACGCCTTGTTCCAAATTTAATTAAAGAGTCTTTCCATTGTTTTTCGTGAACCATTGATAAGTTCATTGCTGTAGCTGAAATGTTTGGGTCTCCAGAAGTACCAGCCTTGTCTATATATAACTTTGCTTTAACATAATCTACAATACTAGCATGCATTGCATTATCTATATCTGGATAATCAGTTAAGGCGTCTACTGTGTTAGGCTCTGCATAATAGTGGATTAAGACACCATCCGTTACCGCTTCATCTATTGCTTTCCAGTCACCTGCTTTTGAGTGAACGCTACTTGAGTCCGTTCCTTTAGTTGTTATAATTGCTAACTTATCGCCAACAATAAACCAAGCCATGTCACCTTCTGGGTGATTATGATTACTTGCCATTATGTTATATCCATTTTTAATATTTCATTATCAATTAATCTGGGAAGTTTTATATAATCTCCAGCAGAGTCTTTAAAATCAACTCTAAAGACTTTATTAATATCAACAGAAGAACCTGTGTCAGATATATCATACCACATTTGGTCTGCTACGGTTGTTGCTTTTGCGTACTCTACTTTAGTTCTATAAAGCCCAGCTTCTAATAAAGCGTCATTAATTAAATTATATAAATAATTTTCTGGAGCTTCAGGAAAGGTTTGTCTCACTCTACTAATAATATTTTTTACAGTTAATCTTCTTACAGCCATGTTATTCTAATTCTTCCCATTGATACTGAAGATATCCATCCCAGCTTCCCGATACTAATTCAGCTGCTTCTTCCCATTTATTACCTGCTAAATCAAAATCTGTAGACGTTGTTAATCCTACTTCTGAAAAAGAAGTGCTTCCAGTCAAACTTACTTCAGTAAAAGTTGTTGATGTCGTTAATGTTGCTAGTGTTAGTGCCATTAGCTTGCCATTATAATCTGTAAGCCTTTGTCATAATCGGCTTGCAATTTTGCTTGTTGTCCTTGATACCATTGATATTTTTGATTATCTCTAGCAATCCTTGCTTGTGCCTCAGCAATAAAACCTTGAGCTTCAGAAGAAGCCACTCCAGAAATAGCTGACCATTCTGATAAATGTTGCTGTGCTCTATTTAATTCTGTTGCAGCAATTGACAATGCTGAACCTGTTAATTCTATGTCTTCACTACTTTGTGCTCCAAAAGCATCTGTAGAAGTAGAAGGTGCGTTTCCATTTATTATATCTGAGGCTTGATCTAACGCATTTTTAACTCTTGTTAGCTGAGCTGAGCCCGCAGTAAAAGTATCGCTATCTCCCCAGTTATAACTTGCTATTCTGTCTAAAGCTGTATTTATTAACGCTAAAGCTCCTGTACTTGCATGGTCTATACTGTCATTAGAAAGAAAGTCTCCCATAGTATTTTGTAATGTTTTTATAGAGGCATATAAAGAAACTAAATATTCTGCCTCGTCTGGAAATTTTGTTATTGCACTATCGCTATAAGCTACAGCTGGATATGCTAATGTTTGTACAGTTGCACCTGAACTTGATGGCTCTGGAAATATACTTAATATGTTATTAACTACCCACCACACAGGGTCACTAGCTGTACCAAATGTCATCTCTGCACTATCTTGAGATCTCCCGCTCATTGTTGAAGGAATTCTTCTACAAGGCTGATTTATAGTACCGTCGTCTCTCATTACACCTAATACCTCAGAGCCTCCCAATGTTAAATTGGTAGTGCTATTATCTAAAGCATTTGATGTAGAATACAATACTTTTTTTGCAATTGGCAGAGCAGTAATTATTTCCTTAGCTCCATCTGTTAGAAATTGAGTTAACTGTGCTTCTGTTGGGCTAGTGCCAGAACTAGAAATTGTTATTTTTGTTAATCCTGTTACTTGAGCTTGAAATGTTGCCATTGCTATGCTTTACCTTTTCTTAGGTTTCTTCTAGAGATTGCTGCAGACTTTCTTTTTGCGTCTGCTTTACTACTAGCACCCCACGCATTTAAAGATAATAACAATCTAGTTGGCTTGCCATTTTTTCTTTCTGGCCCAGGCATGCCACCCATTCGGGCTAAGAAAGATGCTCTTCTTGGATCATCGCCCTTTTTAACAGGGGCTTTTAAAGTTCCTTCTTTATAAGAATCTCTACCTTTTTTGTTTAAACCACCTTTAGGGTTCTGACCTTCTTTGCGTGTCCATGCTTTAGTTTCAGGCATTACTTAACCCCAGCTTTCTCTTGCTTGATTCTTTGCTTTATTACTTAACTTTCCATAATGAAACAATTTCTTACTTGAAGAAGTATGATTTTTGCCAGTATGTAAATCACCATTTTTCATTTTATGCATACCACCTTTATGCTCTTTTCCGCTTTTTAAATAGTGCTTTACTCCTTTCAAGGTTTAAGTTCCACCAGTAATTACAGTTAACACTCTATCGCCCATAAGAGCTGTATGAGTGATTGACAAAACTTCATTGTTAGTAGAATCTAAAGTGTCTATATGATCTTTAATATCTCTAGCCATTGTACCAACAGCAGCAGTCTCTATATTTGGCTTAGCGTCATGTATCATTACTTTTACTTTTACAGTTCCATAAGCAGCCATATCTTCTCCTTTCGTTTTAAATTTTAAAAATTTAGGATTTTAGGGGTTAATCCTTTATACGACTAACCCCACAGTATCCAAGACTGTTAACCTTTATGGTTTTAGATTACGATGCAAATAACATAGTTCCTGTTGCTGCTCCGTTTGTGACACCAACGTCACATTGTAACTTAGTATTTATATACCACTTACCTTCATTCTCGCAAACAAACTCGATGGTTGAACCCATTCCGTATAAGTTTACTGAATCATTAGTAGGTGTAAACACCAAGCTAGTTTCGTCAGCTGCTGAAACGTCGTAAGTAATTTTATTACTTGCACTTGTAGGAACGACAGAACCTGTCTCCCATACATCGCTTCCAGCACAGTCAAATGTCAATATAGCAGTTCCACCTCTAGGATCATCAGTAAAGTTAAAAATCAATTTTGACCCTACTTCAGCTGCTGGCATAGTTGCTGTAACAGCAGCTGCCCCAGTATAAGTAGGTGAATTGATTCCACCTTGAACTAATGTACAAGCATTACTACTTACAGTAGGTGCTTCTACACTTAATCCATGGTAACTACCAATAGTTCCTTCAACGTGGGCTACTTCGTATCGACCACTATTTTTATTTTGTTTATCACTTCTCATTTTATCTTACCTTTACTCTAAGTTATAGAGTGCGTGAGATTCAGGGAGTGACACTTCAAGACCCGCTTCTGTAAGAATCATATCCTTACGAAGGTCTTCATCGGCGTTCTGTACGTTAGTTTCAATTTGCGTATCACGATTAATACCATTTCCAACTAAAGGACGATATGACACTTTGCCCATGTCGATAATTGCCATGAAACCAGCAGAGATACCACGAAATAGTGGTTCCTTCACAATGTGAAGATCTCCATGTATTGTTTCAAGATTCATTACCTTATGACCAAAAGCACCATCTCTTTGCTCCAATGGAGCGTTCATTTGGATTTGTGTACTTGCCGTTGACGTATCAAGAAAACCGCCATTACCAATTTTATTTAACTGCGTAATAACAGGTAGACTTGCTAAAACCAACTTTTCAGAAGAACCACCACGAGCTGGATCAAAGATAACTTCTAAGTCACTTAAGAATCTGTCGTATGTGAACTCTGAACTTGCAACTGAACGAAAGTAAGGAGCTCCAGATGTGTAGGAAAGTGCTGAATCATCAGCTACTACAGACGCATTTTTTACAATGTGTCCGATTATTCCTTCAGAATACTGGATACCAGATACACGAGCTTTTTGCCCAAAGAGCATTGCTCGCTCGATATCTACTTTATGTTCACGAAGTTTAAGAGCCCAAATTCTATCCCATTCGTTAGCGTAACCACGATAACGAGTTGCAATAGATGTATTCGACATTTCACAAGCTGTCTTAAAGATCTGGGTATAACCATAATCATCTTCAATATCATTTGACCACGCATCTGGAGAACCACTTCCTTCTGCAAACGCTGTACCAATTACTTGACACTTTGCGTTATCCAGAACTTTATTGTAGTTCGTAATACCAGAATTTGATACGTCAATAACCATACCAGAAAAAGAAGAGTCGCTACCATTATCGGTAACACCTCCGTTAACCCTAACAAGAACCTGGGACCACCCAGCTGCACTATCAATAGAGTTTACGGAAAAAACCATTCCTTTTACTAGCCAATCTACACTAGCACCGCCTTCGGTGTCTACTGTAAGGTCATATGCTGTACCTGCGGCTACGGCTGCGCTTCCGTTTTGATTACCTTTAATTAGAAAGTTTCTAGTGGTCCAGTCAATCTTAGAACGATTTTCTAAGAAACGAAATACTGAATCATCTGTAGAATCTTTAGCTACTTTAGATAAATAAACGAAAAACGGCGATTCCTCAGGAGTGAGTTCTGCAACCCGATCAGAAAAGTCATATAACCTTCTTAAATCTGGGGCGGTTCCTACTCCTGCACTTGTTGTTGCTGCGGTAACATCGCTCGAAAGCTTGATACCTTTTGTGTAAGCCATTTATGTCTCCTTTTGAGATTATCCTCTTATGAAAGTTTGCCCTGTTTGGAGCCCGCTAACATTCGATCAAATATCTTATTGTCATCACTGACAACTTGTGCTGGCTGACCTTGCAATACTCCCGCCGATGGCGGTAGTTTTTGCCCTGCCCTCACAGCATCTATAGATGATTGACCTTGTGCTCGTGTTCCATTGACATCGTTCCATAATCTTACGAGGTTTCCTAATCCTACTGCTTCTTTTGGTTGTGCCGACCACTCTAAGAAATGGGCAACTTGACTGTCGTCCATTTTATGCTTAGACTTCAACTCATTAACAGTAGTATTTAAGAATTGTCTTTGTTGCGTTTCTGCCTCACGTTGTGCAAACTCATTTCGAATTTCAGAAACAGCTGACCCTACGGTCTCTTGCTCTTTCTTTACTCTATGTTTGTAAGACAACGATTCGGGCTTATAATACGCATCCCAAGGGTTAAAGTCGTTTTCATCCAGTTGGGCTTCTCGCCCTGACCCACTATTAGGATTAACTATTTTTTCTTGCAATACTTCAACTAAATCTGGACGACTTTCTAAAAGATCACCAATTGGTTCCAATTTCTTCAATCTATTAATCTCTGATTGAGACCTATCATACATTGATTGAAACTTTTTAGTTTCACCTTCCCAGTCTGTCCCCATGTCTGGCATTGCATCAACAACCCCTTCTGCTTGAGAAGTAGATTCTTGATATGCTTCTTGTCCTGATAATGTATCCTGCTCAACGACAGTATTTTTTATTAACTGAGATTCTTGTGACATTTACTTAAACTCCTTTAAGATATCTCTAAGCTTTTAGAGCTTGACCTAGACGATCTGCTTCACGCCTTAATCTCTCTGCTTCGAGCTTTACCTTATTTTGCATTTTGTTGGATTCAACCCTTCTATCTGCCTTAGCATCTGAAACGACTTCAGAAAGTTTTGTTTTAGTTTTTTCAACTTCAACACGCTTTCTATCGTTTATAGATTCTCTTGTAGCAGTTTGCAAGTCCCCTTGCAAATCTTTTATCTGACCTTCTAAACCTTGAATTTGTTGTACCATTTGTTGTTTTTCATCCATTCTCGCTAAAATCCCTTCTTTGTCAAATATCTCTGGATTTTTCTTTAGAACTTCAATTCTATCAACAAGTCCCATTTGATACGCTTCAAGATAGACTCCTAACTCAGCCCACTTGCTTGTAGGTAAAGTAGAGCCAGGCTCAATTCTTATATCATGCTGATCAAGCTTATAACGGTCTTTTGCAATATCTAGTATTGGTTCTGTTTTATCGTCATATAGGTTAATCGTAGCTTCATTTAAATTATTGTTTGGTTGAGCAATACGAAACATTTTTTGAAACGTATAATGCCCTTTTGCGTAATTGTATAATACTTTTCCAAGCCTGTTTATACTAAATTCTATATCTCTTAACTTTGACTTAGGTCTTTCTTGCCCTAAAGCCATCATTCTTTCCGTTCCCCTAACGGTCTCTGGGGCTTTCTCATTAAAGCCGTGCATCATTTCAGGTAAGCCAAATATAAAATCTATATAATGCTCACACTGCTGTATCAGCCTATAAAACTCAGCTGCAAGTGGTTGTGGAGCTGGAAAGTGCGGTTCCCCCTGTGAAGAATCTACTTCAATAACCGCATTGGGATTTGCCCAATCTTTTTCCAGTTGATTTAAATCTTCTACGCTTCCTAAAGGAACTAATAGTTTTAACCCTGCTGATGCCTGTGCGTGAGACAAAGCTAAAGACCAAACTTTATTAAGCAGTCTTTGCATAGGTCTTGCTCTTGAAACGTCAGATTTAGGGTATGGGCTTTCTGTCCAAATATTAGGCAGTGGAACTATTGGATAAATATCTGTATTTAAAACAGATTCATACAAAACAATTTCACCTAAAGTCGCACAAACCTTTACTCTGTTTTGTGGCACTTCTATTATTTGAACTACGCCATTCTCTATAATTTCTGCGTTTTCTTCCATATAGCGTTCAATATCTACATCGTTAAAAACATATTCTTTACCACTACCAGTGTCCAATACTCTATAAAAAGGAATTTTTGTTTTGTAATATCTTTCTATAACTTGATACTTTTGATATTCATATTGATCTAAATACGCTGTTTCGGCTGGTGTGTGAACCTGCATTGAATTTTTGTTTTGAGCCGATGGATAATCTTCTTCTCTATACGATGAAATAGTTTCAATTAATGGAGTTATAGATTCACCAGTCTCTGGGTCTTCATCTATGTTAAGTTCGGGATAAAGGGCGATAACTTGTTCGCCTGTTAATATAGTAGACAACAATATGCTTTCAGCGTCCCCAAACCACCTATCTCTTGAAGATGGTGGGACATACACCCTAAACGGATTAACATTGGTAAACTTGACATCGCCCCTCCCAAAATCTGCTTCAGTGTCTACATATACATATAAATAACCAAGCCCAGAAATTGCATAGTCGTGTATTGCTTGTTTTAAGTGAGCGTCGCCAACTGAAATATCCCAAACATATCCAAGTATAGTTCTCCAAACATTAGATATTTTAACATCAGAGTCTTCTCTTGGTGTTATAGTAAATGTAGGTGGCCTTGATGTTAGTGTTGCTTTTAATTTTTCTACAGCTGGAGAAATCCTGTCCATAGGAACATCTGCTTGATTTCTGGCTTGTAATTCGTCAGACTCATTAGAGGTAAAATGATTGCCTAAATAAAAATCTATATCTTTACGAGCTTCTTCATCCCAACCAGATCTAGCGTCACGCCACCGCCTATACAAATCTTGATTATGTTGAGCTCTTGGGTCTGTTTTCATTTATTGACGTATCCCGCTTTTATCAATTAATTCATTTAATTGTTCGTCTGTTAAAACATTTATACTGTCTTTACTTACTTCATAAGGGTCGACTTTTCCCGCATCGACTAAAGAGTCATATACAGTCCACTCTGTTTTTGGTTTATATTTTTGTGACATCCAACGAAACATGTCTGGACCATACTTTAAATACGAGCTATACTCATATTCATCCATATCTAATTGCTCCATAGGTGTTTTATAGTACGCCTGCTGTCCACTTGACATTGGCACTTGCTGTGGCTCACCTTGTCCTTGTGGCATTGGTTGTTGAACTGGTCCACCGTCTTGATATTCCTCAACATACCCACCGCCTTGATATTCTTTAACATACCCACCGCCATACATACCAGCCATGTTTTGCATAGACGCTAACGCAGATAGTTGTTGTATTTTGTCTGCTTCTTGAGATTTATCACCAAACATAGACATAGAACCTTCTACTTTTCCACCGTTTTCATAGTTCATAACTTTTCCACCTTCTTGTAGCCCTATTGCTTTTAAAAAATTCATATTTTGAGGAACGCCAGAAACTTCTCCACCTTGAAATTCTTCACCGCTCATTATTTGTCTTGACTTACCTCGCATGTTATCAAATTTATCTTCACCCATCATTAGCATTCCTAGTTTTTCCCAAACAGGTAGGTCTTCAAAATAAACTTTTGGCTCTGGTGGAGCTTCTGTCCAATTAGAAAAATCACCCATCATTTCTGGAATTTCATTAAGAACAACATCTTCGTTTAAAGATTCAGGTATATTAGACATTTCTTGTGGTATATTAGGTCTTCCATATTTTGATACAACGCTTGCCATACCTGGCATGCTTTTATTATAAGCTTCTTCCGTTGATCCAAAAAGAGATTCCAGTGTTTTTATTTTTTCTGGTGACAATTCAGCCAATGGTTGATTTCCAATTCTTGGTAAGAGCTCTTCTTGACCTGTAGACAGTATTTCATATTTTTTTGCTATTTGTTCCATAGCTGGCATGCTTTCACCGTAAGCTTCTTCTGTTGACCCGAAAAGAGATTCTAATGTTTTTATT